GCATACTTGTCTGATGTGCCCTCCGGCTGCCACTCTGCGTCGTCCCAATCGCTGGTTTCGGCGTCCCACAACGCCGGACTGTCCAACCCTGTCAAGGTCTTGGAATACCCGATCAGCGCCGTACTGGGGTCATAATCCTTGTAAACGTACATGACGATGACACAGTTGTTGTCCGACAGGACAACGGTACGGGTCTTCCCCCACCGTTTCGGGAAGGTCGGCCGGTTCCCAACAAACCACCCGGTGTGGTAAAACGAGTTGATTTCACTGACGGCACCCACATAGTCGTCGTAGTCGTAGTTTTGATCCAACTTGGAGATACGGTCAAACGAGGCAACCGTGGTGATGTTCGACGTTGCGCCGATACCAAGATGGGTGTCGCCGGAAGGCCGGTACGCCAACAGCGACCGTGCGTTGATGTCATGCCGGGTCCACGACCCGGTTGGTCCCAGCGACGGGTCCCATACAAACACGTTGCGCCGGTTGTTCTGGCTAGATCCTGAGATGTTGTCATCGGACTGGTAGTCTACAGACACCCACAGGCGTTCATCGAACCACATCAGCGACGGTGGCGTGTCCAGCGACAACGCCGGTTGCCCCACGTCGTAGGTCATTGCCGGTTTGATCCGCTCAAACACCCACGCCACGTCATCGTACGAGATCAGGTACACGCCTTCTTCCGCATACCAGAAGAACACGCCAGCAGTCGCCGCTACAGGTTGTGTCCCTTCGCGGCATCCGGCGGTACGGGTTACGTTGCGAACCTGCCACGAATCCCGGTCGAACCCCGCTATAGCATAAATACTGTTTTGCTTGAACACCAGTAGCCGGTCGGCGTCGGGGATAATGGCCGTTATCTGGTCGCCGTCCTCGCCGATGTCGATGTCGATGTAATCGCTGGCTGTCCAGTTCTCTGCGTCGCCGTTCTTGGAGAACCTGACACGGTTCTTGTGCGTATCAGCCCCCTCTAACGTGTAGGCAACCCATACGTGATCCGCCCATGTTGTCGCATAACGGGCGCACGGAAAGTGCCCGTCGGAACCATCCAAATCCGGTACCGCCAATGCCGTGTCAGCATTAGTGCCGTTCCACCGCACCCCCGCATAGGTAGTGTGGCCGGTGCTGGCTAGCAACTTGCCGTTGACAATGTACGTGTAACCGTTGAATGTCACACCACGGGGAGGTTGCGTCGTGTCGAACTCTACGTCTACACCACTGACGGAAACCGTCCCCTCAAAGTTGCCAACGGCGTCGTCGTTCCAATGCAACTTGGAGTTGGTCGTAGCAGGATCGTTAGTGGCGACCAGAACCTGATTCTGACCGTCCTCATAGTGAGTCATCAGACAGATGATCTCATCATCCAACGCCGTAGCATTCACCTTCGCCACAGCATCACGACGCCGCACCCCGCCACGCGGGTCCACCTCCACATTCAACATGGCCGGAGACTCATTCTCCGCAATATTGAACTGGTCGGCACGCAGATTCAGACCACCCTTGAAGTCCGACTTCTCATCGTACCGGTAAGCGTCCCCGCCCTTGGCTACCTTCGTATCCGCCTGTAGAGGCATTTACAGTTCCCAAGAATAGCGGAGCCTACCCGGCAGATACGACTGCGACATCCACCGTGACGCCCTGATACTGTTCAACATCAACGGCTGCGGAGCCGGGGAATCCTCAAACCGTGCCCGCAGGTTGTCCAACTCCTGAATGAACTGCGAATAGTACTGTTGCCCCATCGCAGCATCCTCCTGCTGCTGATACGACCGGTACAGAACGTACAGCGACAACACGTTGTCAAACGGCACCGGCAGATCCGGCGTGTTCGCATCGGCAATGGCCGCACGGTACACGGCAGTATTGCCGCCAAAGTCCACCGGGTTACGGTACCCGCGAATAGAGATCGTCTGGGCGCTGGAAGGCGTCGGGTACAGGCGAACCGTCTGGTTGGTTACCGCAGCCGACGCAGACACGCCACTGTTCCACGACGACCAGTACCACGGCCTGCCCGTCGTGTTGGAATCCAACGGGTAGATGATGTCACCAACGTCGTAGCCGATGTATTCCAATACATGGTTGTCGGTCTTCATCGCCGCTATTTCACGCAAACCGACATTCTTTGGCGCAGACGCCCCGGAGAACGTCACACCGTCATGGGTGAAACTGAGGTTCGTTCCCACCTCGGCGAGCGTGTAATCCTTCTGCGACGCAACCGTATCGAACGTCAACGCAACCTCGTAGAACGGCCACCGCTTCTCCGAATACACGATGATGTCGTAACCCTCGCGGATAAACGTGTTCATCGTCGCGTCGGAAATGTCGTTTACAGTGATGTCAACCACGTTACGAACGTGGTCGCGCATTGCGCTCAGTTGCACCACAACCCCCTAGTCTTCGTCGGGTTCGGGGGTAGTTTCCTCAGATGGTGTTGCCACGGGGGCAGCATGGGTGGGGGTGGGGTTTACGCGGTGGATACGACGGTCAGACCCAACGGCGTGACCTTCGGGTTTGAGCGTCTTATAGTTACCCGCAGGTTCATCTGCGGGGCGCTGACCCTGTTTGTATGCGTATGCGAAACCCCGTGCCATGATGCCTCCCGTGACAACGACCGTCTATCAGGGATCAGTCGCTAAGAGCGTAGATCATTCCCTGACGGGCACGGTTGCTTACAGTCAACTCGCCGTAAACGAGCAACTGTGAGAACACCGCGTCCTGATTGGTAGGCCGCACAAACGGCGTTGGCTTGAACCAAACGTCGGAGTGTGCAACCAGTTGGAGGTACTTGGTGTTCAAGAAGAACATCTTTCCATCCAAGTTGCTGTCACTATCAAAGGTCACAGGTGCGCCCTTGAACAGCAGGTTCTGGAACCCGCCATCGGCAACATCTGTGTCCGTGTAACGGATCTGACCTTCCAGCAGAGCCTCGTAAGCCTCATACTCGTCCTGATCCGTGATAATGATGGTCGGCTGGTCGTTACCAACCGACACGGTGTTGTACACGGTCGCCATAGCGGCCTGTGTCAATACGCCAGCACCCGCATCGGCAGGGCCGTTGCGGAGCGTTGAACGCCACCATGAGTTGTCCGCATCGGTAGCGTCAATGCCACCTACAGTAAGGCCGGTCCCAACCAACTTGTTGAGGCCGTTCATGTCCTTACCACCGTTTCCGGTGCCATCACCCCAGAACATGGTGTTCATGTTCTCAATGATGGTTTCCTGCGTCTGGAAGATTTTGCCTTCCAGTAGGTCAATGATCTGGGCTTCGCCGTTGTTCTTGGCTTCCTCCATACCATTGATCGTTACCGTAGCCGCATACTGTCGCCAGTCATACTCAGCCGCGCTAATGCCCGTCTGTGCCGTCGTGTCAATAGTATCGACCCCGCTGTACGAACCAGCGGTTGAGTTGGTCCCGTAAATAACCGGGACGACGATTTTCGCACCACCCGAGATACGTCGGATTGTCTGACCGTTAGTCAACGCATAGAACAATGGTCGCGCGCTGAAAATGTTGTCAGTCAACTTGGGGACGTAGTTCTTCAGGGTGGTAGACAGAATCTCGTCAAAGTCAGCATTGCCTGCTGCCATTATCTGTCACCTTCTCTCTGTTGTCTACGAAGACAGGGAACGCTTAGCGTCCGCGAACGCCTCTCGGATACTGTTCGGTTTGCTCACCGGCTCCGTGGAAGACCCCGCCTGCTTGGAACCCGAAGGTTCCACCACGCTGGCCTCCCGCTTCGCATCGGTACGCTCCTGATCCTGTTCCAACTTGTTGGCCCTAGAGGCTACATCGTTATACCGCATATGTGTCAACGCGGCTTCCAGATTGCCTATCTTGTGCTTCAACGCATGTTGGTACAGTTCAGAAGCGTTGAACTCCCCGTACGAACCCTTGAGAACTTCAACCTGCTTCTCTACCTGTTGTCGTCTATGTACCCGGTCCTGCTGCTCCAGACGGGCCTCTAAAGTGGCGAGTCGTTGCTCGTTCGGGTCTGGTTCATCCCACGGGTCTACTGCCCCCGTCGGTTCCCCAGTTGCCCTAGCGACACCGAATGCGTCACCCAAAGCCTCTAGTGTTCCCGCTGGATCTGCCTCCAACGACTGCACTATCGCCTCTGCCTGCTGTAACCGGCTACGTTCGGATGCCAACTCCTGCGTCTTACGGGTGTAATCCGCCTGCCGCTGGTATCCGTCCCGAAGTTCGTCCAGACTGACCTGCTCCTCGGAACCGTCCACCTTCACGGTGTACGACCCCCCGGCAGGTTCCTGTTGAACCTCAACTGAAGAATCTGGGCTGTCCGTCAACACGGTTCCCTCAACGTCTTCATCCATTGTCTACTCTCCTCGGAGTCCTAAAGGTTGCTCCTATGAATACGGAACGGGTGTCCCGCTATTTACAAGAACGGAAGATCAACGTCCATCTGTCCTTGGATCTGTGCCAGCAACTCCGGTGGAATACCACCACTCGGAGCGAACGCCCCCTCCGGTTGCAAACCACCCGGCATGGGCATCCCCGGCGGCATTTGACCTGCGCCGGGACCCGCACCGGGAGCCGCACCTTGCGAAGCGCCCTCGCCGGGAACCTGCTGAGGCTGCTGCTGCATCATAAACTTGTCCGGGTCCTTGATCCCGAACCCGTTAGTCAACACATGCTTGGCAAGCGCCGCAGGATCAATAACAGTCCCCACCAACGGGGCTAAAGCATTCAACAACGACACAGCCTGCTGTTTGCGGATCGTATCGTTGATCGGCTGCGTCGAACCAGCCTCCACGCTGAAATCGTACTCCCCCACAATGTCATCCCGTGCATACGGCACAAACATGCTCTCCCCACGGGACGCCACCTGAGCCATCTGCTCACCAGTCATAAACTGTTGCATCAACTGGATGACCCTACGGGCAATCTGCCCAATGCCGATCTCCACAATCGCCAACTTGTCAGCAGCCCTAGCGTTACCGGCATCAGCGATAATGCTCGCCTCGGTCGCCGTGCGCCTGATTTCCGGCATCTGCCCACGGGCATACTCCGACACCCCCGACACCGTGTTGATGTCACCCTCCACGATCTCCGACATGTTGTAAATCTCAGGAGACAACGGAGTCTGCGGCATCGGAACGACAACCTCACCCAACGGCTTGTTCTCATCCACCACAGGCACCAACCGGCCATCCTGATCCGATTCCAGAGCCTCACGGCCCTCCGGCCCAAACGACCGTTCGTGATACAGGTACTTGCGGGCGTAACGCTTCCGGGCGTTCATCATCTGCGAACGGGTCTTGTCCAACTCCAACTGTAGAGACTCCAAAGCCTCCAAATCACCCATCGGGTAGAAATAGTCAGGGATGTCATAGTTGCGCATCATCACAAACGGCTGCCCGTACGCATACGGCATAGCAATCGGGTCGATCAGGAAATCGTCACCAGACTGGGGCAGCACACTCAAAGTGTTCTCAACTATGTCATAATACTCAAAGACAACAGTACGCTCCTCGTTGTCCAAGTATTCTTCCTGCTCCTGCCGGGTCGCCACCGAATACATCGGATACAGCAACGAATCCGCAGACAGGCGTTTCCGTACCGAAGCCTTGTACCGCTTGTCGGCCTTCGCCTCGTCCAACGGGCGGATAATCCGCTGCGCAATCCACTTGGCGTCCTCCAAGCAGGTCGCCTCCGGGTCAATGTACACGTCAAATGGCGAGATGCGCTCCACGAACGGCTGATCCTCTACAACCATCATTGCCGTCTGCGGAATGTTGGCCGCCATCTCATCGTCCGTTGGCAGACCGCCAGCCAACACCGGATCTTCCCTAGCGAACTGGTCGGCCTCCAACAGAGCCTCGTCCAACATTTCTGCACGCTCCGTGTCCCCCAACGTGCGTTCCTGCTCCAAGAACTTCCACCCGACCTTCACCCAACTATGGCCGAAGATCAGAAAATCCTTTACAGCACGCCGGAACGGCTTGCGGAAATCGTGATGCTTCCACAGATGGTTGATTACCGCCTCCACAAAGACCGCCCGGTCCTTGTTGTCCGGCTCATTCGGCGTCACCACAATCTTCGGATGGTTCACCGACACAGACGGCGCAATCACGTTGATCGTGGAAAACGCCAGATTGACAGCAATCATATCTTCCTGATAGACCGTTGTCCGCGGCCAATGCTTGCCACGGTACAAATCCACCATGCGGCGCCACAGGTTGTCATAACCTGTCTCGTCACGCCACCGCGCAGACGAATCCAAACGACGCTTGATTACCTCATGTTGGTCAGAGCGCGTCTTGCGAGCCATCAGAAATACGCCTTATCGGGTATGCGTTCGATGTTGCGGCCTTGGGAGCGCGCTTCCACCTCGGCCTTTCGACCGCGCTGTTCGCGTGTCAGATGCTGTTCGTCGGGAGGCAACTGGGATCGGTAACCCCGACCAGTTGCGAATCTGATCCCAAACAGCCTTTGACGGCGTTCCCACAACTCATCCAACTCGGCGCAAGACAACTCGCCGCGTAGCCCCACCACATACTCGCGGAACTGCCCGTAGGTTGCCTCCCGTGGGAGGACAGCCATAGTTACGGACGCTTGGTGTGTGGCGCAGCGTTATGACCCTTCAGGTCCGGCTGTGGCTTACCCGGCTCAACGTCGCCGGTTATACCGTGCTGGTTGAGAGGAGTCACCCGTGGCGAGTTCTCACCAAAGGCGCCAGTGTACTGGGCGTACTTCGGATCGGAGAACCGCTGCTTGGGTGAGTTCGGTGTCGCAGGCTCCCAAATCGGGTTAGCGACGACAGAACCACCACGCTCCATCTTGTTGTTCGTGCCCGAAGCGCCGTCCACGGTACGGGTACCGTTGGTGTGCGAAACGAACTTACCTGCTGCTGACATAAAACCTCCAATGGCCTCTAAGAGTACAGATCAGACTGTCCCACGCATACTGTTGGAACCAATCCGAAACGGTGAAACATCGTCATCTGCCTTGCCCGCAAGGCGCGCAAACCAGTCAATCGTCCAATAATCGTCCACTTTGGGCGCAAACTCGGGCATAAACGCATACTGGCGCATCTGATTCGCCAACGCCAACGCCATAACACGGTCATCATGCGGAGAACCGCTCATAGACCCCCGCTCGTTACGGGTGTACGTCCTCAACTCGCCCAACGTGAACCGGTCATGGACCGTCAACTCGCCAGACCGCAACGCCATCCCCAAATCGTCAATCAGCAACGGCTTCGTTGTCCTTGTCGTCTTCCACCCGAACTCCAACGACACCTTCGTCGTCACCTGATTCAACGACCGCTTCCGAAACAGGTTCGGATGCCCCAAATGCCGCAACTGGGTGATAGTAGTCAACCCGTGGTTGTTCGACTCAACACACGCCAAAGCGTCGTTATACCACCATGACAGACGAATCACCTCATGCGCCAACGTATCCGGCGGAATATGACCATGCCACACAGCCACCTGTTCCCCGTCACGTACATCCAACACCTGAATGCACGAATAGTCGCCGTGCGCCAACCCCTCAGCGGTGTCTACACCCAGACAGTACGCCCGTCGGGCTACCGGTTCACGCCAAACTGTGAGCATCTTTACGCCATTCCACAGTACGAGGATACGGCTCCCACAAATACCCGGCCTGCCCCGGCTCAACCATAGCGTTCATTTCTTCCAACACGTCCAAGTCGAAAACCGGGTTACCAGACTTGATAAACGCTTCCTCAGGGGTCGTCGGATACTCCTGAGCCAACTGCCACGACAACATGGAGTCCTTTTTGGACTGATACCACGACTCGTCGCGGTCCTCCGACGCAGACCACGGAAAAAACATCGGCTCAAACCGGTTCGTGCCCGTTTCCGACCCAACCCATAGTTGGTGAAAGAAGTTTCCACTTCCATTCGCCGTGCTAAGGCCAATAATTCTACCTCCGACATCAGCGACCGGCTCTATCGAAGCCCATGCTTCTTCTGGGTTGGGAAGGAACGCCCATTCGTCAACCACAACCAGCGATGCTGACTCGCCACGCGCAGGATCGGATGCTGAAGGCATCGAAGTAATCTGGCTTCCATTGCTGAACGCCATCCGCTGTTGGTGTTCCACCATCGAATCCGGTCCACGTTCCAACATCCAATCCGGCATGTGATGAAAGCCATACTTTGACTTCCGTAGCAGCAGCACCGACTCCCGCTCCGTACGCGACAGGTCGATGATGTTCTGGTCCGCCTTGAAGAACGCCAACCAGAACTGGTGTGCGGCCACCAGCGTAGTCCACCCGATCTGACGGGCCTTGAGAGTCAGCGAATAACGGTTATTATCCCAGTGGTTCAGAGCGAAACTCTGAGCGTCCCGGAGATCAAAAAGTATTCGACCGTGAGCAGGATGAGCAATATGCCAATACTTACGTAGGAAATACGACTCATCGGTTGTACAGCGCCGCCATTCGGCCTCCTGTTGAAGTTCAGTCAGGCGACTCATCCCGCCGGGTGACCGGCAAGAAACTCTGCGTACGCCTCAGGGGAGTTCAGTATAATGGTCACCCCCTCCGGTTGGGATGACCGACCAACATTCATGCTGATCGTTCCGATCAAGGTGCCGATTGCTACCAGCAGCCCGGTAACCGCTACGACCAGTTTAGTGATCCGGCTCATCTAGTCGAACAACGATTGTAACATCCGACCCAAACCCCAAACCATGAGCGCAATAGACATGAACATTGCTGTCACGAACAGCGACACGCCCCACCTCACTGACATGACTCGCACGTTTCGGGGTGTTCCAGACCGCATTCCAAAGGTTCCTCATCGTCAAACGGATCATACACGTCGTACGCTTCCACAGCAAACGCCGTCCTCACCTCCGGGTCGCTCATTGGGTGAACGCCAACCCGGCACCAACACCCAACGCAGGCGCCATCAGCGGGGTGGATGTGCCGCCCGTCAACAGGCCCAAACCGACCAGCAAAGCGATCTTCTGCTCTGTAGACATACCGCCCACAGCCTCACCCAAACCACCGAAGTACCCCTGTTGGGGTTGGGCGGCCTGCTGGGCGAACCTGTCAGCCAGAAACTGTTGGCTCATCTGCGACTGCGGGTCACCCAGACCCAACGTCTGCTGGTCTGGACCGGTACGACGCCGCTCACGTTCCTCCTGATCCTTGCGGATCTGCTCCATCCCCCTCCGGTTGATTTCCCTCTGCCTGTTGGCTCGCTTCTCCGCCTCAGTCAACTCCCACGGCCTCTTACCCTCACCGGCCATAGCCGACAAACGAGATGTCTCAGCCTCCCACGCTTCTCTGTCCGCT